GGCTCTATTGATGCTGGCATACTTGTTAATATAAATAATGTAAACCTTAAAACCTTAATGACACATCTTAAAGTTAAAGATTTTGGTAATATGAGAAAATGGGTTGTGAATAATTTAGATAATGATCCTGTTAGAATTTTTAGATCCATATATGATAATCTTTATGAATCATTAAAACCAGAAACCATACCTCATGCTGTTTTAATTCTTGCTGATTATCAATATAAATCAGCCTGGGTTGCCGACCAAGAGTTAAATTTTGTGGCGTGTTTAACTGAACTTATGTCCCAAGTTAAATTTAAGTAATGGCTTACGATTTATTTAAAGACTATCTTAAAGCAATAAACGAAACTAAAAAGAATCTTATGGATTCTGATGACCCTATGTGGGAGAAAAAGTATCCTGCTTTTATGGTCAATAAAGTTTTAGGTAGTTTTAATGACACTATAATGTTGGCTAATGAAATGAACAGAAATCATAATCTTGATAGAGATATGCAATTTCAGTTTCTACTAAATAGTATAAAGGCAAAGAAAAGGTTTACTCCTTTTTTAAGGTCTGAGCTAATAGAAGATATTGAGTGTGTAAAAGAGTATTATGGTTATAGTATGGATAAGGCTAGGACTTCTCTTAAAATACTCACTAAAGAACAATTGAAATTAATTAAACAAAGATTATTCAAAGGTGGGACAAAATGAATGAATTAGATAATAGTTGGCATCCAGAGAAGATGCTCGAAGTACAGTTAAAAGAACCAGACGATTTTCTAAAAGTTAGAGAAACATTAACAAGAATTGGAGTTGCCTCAAGAAAAGATAAAAAATTATTCCAGTCTTGTCATATACTACACAAACAAGGTAGATATTTCATAGTACATTTTAAAGAGTTATTTGCATTAGATGGTAAGACAGCTAACTTTTCTGAGAATGATACTGAACGAAGAAATACTATCTCTCAATTATTAGCAGATTGGGGTTTGATTGCTATATTAAACAAAGAGATTGCCGAAAAGAAAGCACCTCTATCACAGATTAAAGTTTTATCATTTAAAGAAAAAGGTGAATGGGACTTACAAGCAAAATATAACATAGGTAAAAAAGTAGAAAATGAGAGCACCGAAGTTTAGAGAATTTATATCTGAAAAAGTACAAAGAACCGACATACAAGTTGCGGTCTTAACTAAAGTTAATGCAGATAGTAAATCTATTGTTAGTAATAAGATATTAAAGGAATGTAAAAAGAGAAATATTCCTTGTCATATTATTAATACATCTGAAGCATGGGTATCAAAAAACGATTTAGAAAAAGGTACTTTACTAGTATCTAATATTGATGGTGAAGATACTGAAGTAGATTTTGAACTTTCAAAAACAATTTGTTTTGTCCGTGCTGGGGTTCTTGAAGATGAAACTGGATTAGCATTACTATCAACATTTGAAAATTCTGGTGCCTTTATGATAAACACTAGAAGCGGTATGTTGACTTGCGATAATAAAATGTCGGCATATATTTCTTTTGAAAGAGATAACATACCAACACCTAGAACTGCTCTTATTTCAAATGAAAAAGGATTACTTCATGCCCACGAAAAATTAGGTGGCAATTATCCTGTCATTATGAAAACACTTACAGGTACTCAAGGTATTGGTGTATCAATAGTTGAATCTGAAAAGAGTATGATTTCTGTGGCACAATCACTATGGAAGTTTGGCGCTGCTTTATTACTTCAAGAGTTTTTAAAATTTGATTTTGATGTTCGTACACTAGTCATTGATGGTAGAATATTAGCATCAACAAAAAGAATTAGTGCTAAGAAAGATTTTCGTTCTAATAGACATAGAGAAGCAACAACTGAACCTTACAAGTTATCAGATGAAGAACGTACAGTAGTCTTACAGGCTGCTCGTTCTGTTGGTGCTTATATGGTTGGTGTTGACCATGCAATAGTAAATAAACAATTATATGTTTTAGAGTGTAATGGTTCTCCAGGTATTGGCTCAGAGTTTGCTCTATACAATACTGCTAAGAGAGAAGATACATATATTGGTAAGACTACACCAGAAAATGTAGTTAAAGAATTATTTGATTATCTTTCCCAAGATGTTCATAGGAAACATTCATTTACTAGAGAGGCAGGATTTCACGAAAGAATTGTTATTGATGGTTACGGACCAGTAAGAGCAAAGTTTGATACTGGTAACGGAACTACTGCTTCAATGTTTCATGTTGATAAAATAGATGTATCAGGCAAAACTGTCAAATGGGAAAAAGATGGTAAGAAGTTTACAAGTAAACTAGAAGGTGAATCTCAAGCAACTAGAATGGGTGATATCGATAAACGACCTATTGTATTTGTAGATATCACTTTTAATAATAAACTGTACACAGAGGTTCCTATTGGCTTAACAATAAAAGATTCGAGAAGTACATTTCTTATTAACAGAGATTTGTTGACTAGATTTAAAGTCAATGTAAATCCAAACAGAAAGTTTATTCTTTCTAAATGGATAGAGAGAAGTGATGGCAATAATACAAAAGGGGTTAATATTAACCCATTCAAATAAAGGCTTTACAAACTAACTAAAATGTGTTATAATATAATATGAAAAGGAGTGAACATGGTAAAAAATCATCAGACAGAATCCCCACTATTTAAAGCATTAATCAAACAATATGAATCAGATATTGCAAGTGCATATGCTACACTAACAATTTATTTTGATAGCGCTGTAGGTATAGGAGAACATCCTCAACACCTAGAAGAAATGGATAAACTAGTTGATAAAATAGCATCAGCAGAAGATAAACTAAAATCATTGAACAAACATTTTAATAATACACAAATATAATTAATGAAATTCTATACTAGCGTTCTACCGTATCGTGGCAAACTATTGGTACGAGGTATCAATAAAGATGGTAGCCATAAGAAGTTTAGAATTAATTACAAGCCTTCTCTTTTTATTCCAACACAAAAAGAATCAAAGTATAAAACTTTAGATGGTCGTAATGTTGAGAAGGTTACCTTTAAAAGTATATCTGATACTAAACGATGGATAGAAGAATATAAGGGTGTAAGTAACTTTGAATACTTTGGTAATACAAGGTATCAATATCCATTTATTGCAGATGAATTTTCTGATAAGATAGATTGGGATATAAAACAAATTAGAATACTAACGATTGATATTGAGTGTGAAAGTGAGAATGGTTTTCCTGATCCTGATAAGGCAGAACAACCTTTAATTTGTATCACAGTAAAAGACCACACAAAGAAAAATATAAAAGTATTTGGCATAGGCAACTTTATAAATGATCGTGATGATGTTGATTATATAAAATGTACTAGTGAGATAGATTTAGTACATCGCTTTACAGATTTTTGGTGTAAGTATCAACCTGATATTATCACTGGTTGGAATGTAAAGTTTTTTGATATACCTTATCTAATGAATCGTTTCAGATATCTTATGGGCGATGAATATCTTTCACAGTTTAGTCCTTGGGGTGTTGTATCTGAAGGAACTGCTTTAGCATTAGGATATGCTAGAACACAAAAATATTGGGACATCATGGGTGTTTCTACTTTAGATTACCTTGACTTATATCGTAAGCATACTTTTGTTAGGCGTGAGAGTTATAAACTAGATTATATTGGTGAAGTAGAACTAGGTGAAAACAAACTAGAAAATCCATTTGATACTTTCAAAGAGTTTTATCAAAACGACCACCAGTTGTTTGTTGAGTATAATATTCAAGATGTTGAACTAGTTGATAAGTTAGAAGATAAAATGCAGTTGATTGCTTTACATTTAACAATGGCATATGAAGCAAAGGTAAACTATCAAGATGTATTTGGTCAAGTTAGAGTTTGGGATACTATAATCTATAATCATTTAAGAGGTAAGAATATTGTACCTCCTGCTATGCAAGAATCTAAAACATCTGATGGTTATGAAGGTGCCTATGTAAAAGATCCAATTATAGGTTTTCACGATTGGATTTGTAGTTTTGATTTAAACAGTTTGTATCCACATTTAATTATGCAGTATAATATATCTCCTGAAACTATGGTTAACTTTGAGCCTAATAAAGTGAGTGTAGAAAAAATGTTAAATCAAGAATCTGATTTATCTGATTTAAATGGTTGTACTATAACACCAAACGGTGCTCAGTTTAGAACAGACAAACGAGGTTTTCTTCCTGAACTAATGGATACA